TAGTGTATATTCCTGTGCCATCTCCAATCCTAAATTCGCCTTGAATGTTCCTAATTGCATCCCCTTGAGCTGTGCCAAGTGCGGCAGCATTGCCGCCAATGCCACGCATAAACTTACCATCGGCGAAATTTGGCAAGTTAAAATTATCGCCACTTCCGCCGTATGTGTATCCTATCACGTCAAAAAGCTCGGTGTATTCTGCTTTTTTAAGGCTTTTGCCATCCGCTATCAAAAAGCCAGCAGGGATAGTCTTTTGGCTTGGGTAGCTTAGATACGCGCCTATTGGCAAGCCGTCCGTTAGCTCGGCTTTTAGAACAAATTTATCGTCGCTTTCGCGTTTTGTGTAGGCATCTATCTTGTCGGTCTTTTTTAAAAACGTGGCATCACTCCACTTTCTTGTGGCAAGTACTACGTTATTATCGACTTTTAAAATGATGCTCTCGTTTGCATTTGCAATTTGAAGTTTAAAATTTAGCGTGATGTCTTTGCTCGACCCCTCGTTTAAAAGTGGCTTATATGTATCTGCAAGGCGTGCCACCGCGAAGAGCGAGCCATCATCGCAGTATATGCCAGCCGTTTTGATATAAAATCCGCCAACTTCAGGCGGTATGATGGCATCGACGTCAAGGATATTATTATCGTTTTCGTCTATCGTTATGGCATTTATAGCACCTCTATATTTCTCATTTGGTATTGATGTAGTCTGCTCGCTTAGCTCTCCATCGTAATCGCTTACTACGATCTCTTTTAGTGCTATCTTTGATCCATCACTAGCGGTTTTTAGTAGCTTATTTATGCCGCTTGATGTTAAAAGTGTGTATTGTTTCATTTATCATCCTTTTATCTTGCAAAAATTTGTTTTGTGTTGATTGGTATGCTTATGATCTCGTTTATCTGCGTAGTAGCGCCAAATTTAAAATGTGCGTGTTCGTTTATGTTTGATACTACGTAAGGATATACGCTGACATTTTCGCCGCTTATTGCATAAGAGTAGGCTTTTACATCTGCTTTGATACCTACTTTTATATTTGCGCCGTCATATACGCTACGCACGTTTTTATATGTTTTGATTAGCTTATCGGTCTTTGCTACTTGCTCTTTGCTTAGCCCTTTGCTTGCGTCCAAAATAAGCTTAAAATGATAAGGCTCTCCACCGTATTCGATCCACTGCTTTGTGCTTGCGCCGCTATAATATGCCTTTAGTCCAGTTTCTAGGCTCTCACTTGTCCCCTCAAAAAAGTAGGTTTTTAGCGGTGTTTTTAGCAGCTCTTTTGTCTCTTCTATGCTTAGACTTTTTGGTTCGGTATCAAATTGGTGAGCTAGATAAGCCCTATTTAGCTCGGTTCGGTTATAAAAAAAACGTTCGTCAAAGGCTAAATACTCATCCATTTTTGGCGCAAAGACTTCATCAACCCTAAAAAGTACATCGTTATAGGCTCTTAAATCAAGCATGATTAGCCTTGTTGATTTGAAGTGAATTTAAAACAATAATGCTATCTCGATCGGCTGCTGGGATTGGCGTTTTTACCTCAACGGATGCGGTATTTTCATCAAAAGCCACTTCAATTATCTGCGAGATGTGCGGCGTCTCGTTGATCTTTAGCGTGCTAAAAAACTCTTTCAGCCTAAAATCTGCATTCGCTAAAATTTCATTAAACATAAAATTCTGCTTTGGCGCTATCTCGATAACTAGGTCAAGATTTATTTTATTAGCCTCTTTTATGCGTACATCATCGGTTAGTGGGATTTTGTCCTTTAGTGCCTCTTTGATCTTTTCTTTAGCAATTTGCCCACTAAATTTGGATAAATAGACTACTTGCACGACACCAGCACTTAGCTGATATACATTTGCTTTGCTTATGCCCTCAACGCTTAATACATGAAAAAGATAGGCTTTTTCACTGCCTGCAGTGCTAAAGCGATGAAGTGCGAGCAAAAATCGCTCTCTTAGCTCGTCATCTCTCTCACGTGCCTTAAACCCACCAAATGGCTCTTTTATATTTATCTCGTTTATGTAGATGTTTGGTATTTCGAGCGTCGTGGTTTCGTAAGGCTCTTTAAAATAGTCTGCCGCTTCGATCTCAACTATCGCCGTGTCGCTTACGTATATATCTTTTAGCAGATATGCAAAATGCCCTTTGGTATCTGTAAATTTAGTCCCTTTACTTAAAAAAGTTGAGCTATTTACTTTGATTTCGACCTTTGCGATTGGCTTTATCTCTTCATTTCGCTTTATGCCGATTAGTTTTACAAGCTCATCGAGATACTCGCCATTGCTAAAAAGTAGGTAATTTTGAGAAATTTTGACGTTTGTAAGCTCGATAAAGTTGTTAAGCTTAAACAAAAATATATCAATAAGCGTCATATAATCATCCCCTATTAGTGGGATATAGTCTAACTTTCCGCTCCTTACCCTAAACTCGTTTATGATACTTTCTCGCTCTTTGTCTATATTAAGAGGCTTTATAAAATTTGGCACTTTCATATATTTAGCCTTAAAAATTTAGCTTCTTTGTCTTGTGTGTATGATATTTCGCAGATGATCGAGCCGTTATCGTCCTCAAAGCTTATGCTGTCAGTTTGAATGCGTGGCTCGTGCTTTTTGATCTGCTCGGTTATATCCTCTTTTAGCGCCAGCAGATTATAAAGATCGGCGCTTTTGTCTATATGCCTATCAAGTCCAAAAAGAGGGCGTAAGGTCTTTGTATATTTGTTTGTGATAAAAATACGCCTTAAATTTTCCTCTACTTCGATTTGATACATTTTTGCCCTTTTTTTGCTTTGATTGTATAAAATGACATAGACAAAAATTTACAAGGGGGTTAATCTCTAGTGTAGCCGTGGTTAGTGTGATTTGTTAGATCGCCTTTTGTGTCTGTGATGCTGCCGCCGATCCTTGCGCTACCGCCTGCGCTTAAATTTGCCCCTATTTTTACATCACCAGTTATTTTTAAATTTCCGTTGATACTAAACTCACCACTTCCGCCGCCGTCTCCTGACGTGGTGATCGCGCCTTGTATGTTTGTGTTGCCTAAAATTTGCACGCTAGGACTTTTTATAGTGGTTTTTTGCGCAGTTAAATTTGCGTTTTTGCAAGTTACGTTTATGTCGTTTTGCACCACTATATTTATCACTTTTGGATTTGTGATTTCAAGCGTTGAGCTTGATGTGTCGTAGCTTATTATCGTGCCGTCCTCGTACTGGCTTACTTCTTTTGTTGTGCTTGCGCCGCTTGGTGTGTTAAAGTCTGAATTTAAAAAGCTGCCTATCGCGATCTTTGCTCCGCCAAAATCAACTAGCATAACTTGCTCGCCAACTCGTGGCGGCGTAAAGCTTCTTTTGTATGAATTTGCAAATTGCAAGTAAGGTATAAAAGGTGTTATGGTGCCTAAATAATCAACCCTTACAAGCTCGTTTTTAACCTCGCAGATTTTTCCTAAAAATAGCTCTCTCATGCTTCCCAAAGCTCGCTTTTATAATAAATTTTTAGTGTGATCGTGCTTAGGATATACTCGTCATCGTATAGCTCAAAACTCTCACGATTTAGACTTGTTTGCTCTATCTTTAGAAATTTGCTTTTATACCCTTTTAGCGCATTCAAAACGGCTTTTATTATATCGTTTGATGCGCTATATTTCGCAGTTATCATTCGCACCTCAACGCTTAGAGCGTGCGAGATGCTGGCAAAGGCATCGTTTTCGATAGTGTCGTCGGTGTCTTTTATGATGATTATGGGTAGGTCTTTGCGCTCAAATGCTGGAGTTAAAAAAAGTTCCACATTCTCGCAAAGTGGCTTAAGCAGGGTAAAAAGATCGTTAATGATTGTTTCTCTTTGCATTTTTACGCCTCTTTTAGATATAGCCGTTTTGTTACTTGGTTTTCAAGCTCGATTTTGGTAATGATATATCCTTGCTCGTTTATCATTACCTCATCTTTTACTCTTAGCTTTATGCCGTCGTCATCATTAATTAGCGCCGTTGTTTGCGTTGCAACTGCGCCGTCATCAAAGATCACTTTGGCGTATTTGTTGAAGTGACAATTAAGCGCTATATCGTCTTTTGTTAAAGTGGCGTTTGTCTTTGCAAAAAGGCTCTTTACATCTCTTTTTACCATCTGCATATTAAGCATTTTACCCCTCGATGCCGTCTAAATCAACGCCTAAGTCATCATCCTCGCTATCATCTGGTCGCTTTTTGTCTTGCTTTTTAGCTTGTTTTTCTTGCTCTTTTACGTTTGTGCCTCTTAGGTTTTTAGTCTCTTTTTGCTTTTCGCTGCCTGCTACTGGCTCGATGCATTTTATATCGACAAGCCTTTTTATAAAAAGCTCGTCCGTGCCAGATGCGAATTCTATCTCGTCGCCTGCTTTATAGTTTTTTGTTGATATTCTCGTGTTGTAAAGAATTTTATACTTCATTTTTTTACCCTTTTTAAATTGCCAACGCTCTATTTTTCCAGCCGTTGGTGTAAATTTTGAGTTTTGGATTTTTACTGACTAGGCTTGCATAATATGCGATCTCATAGCTGTCAAATTCAACGTTAAATTTGTCCTCGTCGTATGCATTTAGCGCATTTAATGTTTGCGTTCCCATAACTCCATTAACCGCCACATTTAAAAGCGTTTGAGTGAGCTTTATGGCTACTTTTGTGCCTACATTTACGCCAAAAACAAATATCTCGCTGGCTTTTAAGTCACTTTCTACCTCATCAAGCCGCATCTTATCCCAAAACTCTCGTTTATAAAACTCATAGACTAAAGCCACAAGATCGCTGTTGTTATAGAGTGTAACGCTAGCTTCTTTTAAGCTTTTGCCCTTTAGCACTTGTTTTACAAGCTCCCATCCCTTAAAATTAGGATGGGCACACTCATAAATTCCGAAAAATGTCAAGCCGTTTTCGGTTTCGTTCTTATGCAGTGCAAGGCTTGGGCTGCTAAATTCAAGCCTCATTAAAAATTGCATAGACTTAGTGAAATTTGACATTTTTATGCGCTTGTCTTTGAAATTACAAATGATTTTTCACGTGCAAGTTTGGCATCTACGTCCAAATATAGCTCTAGGATAATATCACCGCCTCTTTCGTTGTGAGTAAGTAGCTCAATCCCCTTAAATGAGCCAATAAAGATGTCTTTAAAATCGCCAAATACTACATCACCGCTTTTAATAAGCTGTGTTGTAAAGTATGGATAGCCTTGTAGGTTTCCTAGCTCTTCGATTAGCATCTTTTCGTTTGATACGCCGCGCGCTGTTGCTTTTAGCTTGCTTACATCGCTATTTTTTAGCGCAAATTTAGCATTTGCGATATTGCCGTTGTTATTTTCTAGTGTGTCGCCAAAGCTTAAAGTTTTTTCTAATGTCGGAGCAGTCATATACGCAGCGATGCTTGGTACTCCGCTTATCTCAAAAATGCCTTTGATTACGCCTTTGCCATAAAGGATCACTTCTTCAAGCTTTTTACGTATTGCGAATTTCATTGCTTTATAGGTAAAGCTCTCTAGTCCAAAGGCTGACATATTCATCATCGTTCTTGTGATCCTAATAGTTGCGAGCAACGTATGAGGCTCAAGAATGATCTTGTCAAATGATAAGTTTTCGCTATCTCTGCTTTGTCCTTCTTCTACAAAATCAGCGGTAATGTTTGAGTTATTGCGTGGGATTTCCACTCTTTGGCTTAGCCCATCAAGCCAGCTGCACTCGCTTAAAAGTGGGCTTTCTTTTTTTACTTCTTCAATGAGCAAATCATCTCTAAATTCAGTCGCGATCGCGCCTGCACCTTGTGTCGTTGTTGTGATGCTATCGTTAAATCTCGCACCAAAGTCAGGCGGTAAAACAAAGCGACCATTGCTTTTATTAAAATAGTTTTCTACTTCAAAGCCTAAATCTGCCGTGCTAGCGTTGCCTGCATTTTTAATTATGTTTGCTAGGCTAAATTCTTGTGTGTTCTCTCTTTTCATAATGTTAAACTCCTTTATGTCGTTGGTTTTTTGTTGTTGTTCTTTTAATTTGTTGCTAAATTCGCTAAAGCTTATCTTATTTTTTATTGCCTCTAGTGCTTCAGCTTGTTTGCCTAAAATTTCGGCTAACTCAATGATCTCTTTTGTCTCGTCTTTTTTTTCAGCTTTAAATTCAGTCTTTTCATCCTCTTTTTGTATCTCTTGTTCTACTGCTTTTGGTTTTTCTTGCTCTTTTGCAAAATTTGCCACTTTCGCATTTGGATCAGCTCCTTGCCATACTGCGCTAAGCTCATTTATTACGCCGTTTTTTATCTCAAAATGCTCGATACCATCTATCGGCTCGCACTCTTTTAGCTCGTAATTCTTAAATCCTACGCTCACGCTATCGCTAAAGCCTGCTTTAAATTTGGCGTATGCTTCACGGCTTTGGCTTACCTCATCGTTAAACTGCACGATCACTTTAAAGCCCTTATCATCTAGCTTTGTATCTATGATCTTGCCGATAGCATTTTCAAAGCTTACATCATGATCTAAATATAGCGTCGTGGCTTCAAATTTCACGCCACTTAAATCCACGCTTAGGTAGTACTCGTCACCAAAAAATGAGTAGCGTTTATGCAAATTATTATGACTTAGCGCCAAAAAGCTTATTGTTTTGGCTTCGTCGTTTATCGCGTTATCTGC